TGGTGCTGCTGTTGCCATGATAGTAATCCTGTTGGTGATTGGTAAGCATTTATTATAAGCCCGTTATTGACATTTAACAAGCTTATAGTAAACTGTTACACTTTACTGGTTTAAGGGTCCACCACCAGCTCCGGAGCCTTAGCCCTAGTGCTAGTATAGGCAGACCCTTCCGGAACCGGTGTGGGCAATCGTGGTGGGCCTACTTTCCGGTGGTCAAGCCCCTTCCGTTACACTTTGGCCCCAAATACGCTGCGCCAGCGGGAATGTCAAGCCGAAACCCTTTGAACGTCGGGAACCTCGGTTTATTGTAGTTACCTTGAGCAAAGAACTGATAAGTGAACACTTGGCCCATTGGAGGGTTTGAAGCGTACATAACACGTTCCTCAGCGGTGAAGCCGGAACCAACAAAGAACTCAATACCGGTGTGGATGTCTCTGACTGCAAGAGAGCCCATCAAATCATATCGAGTTGTCCCCCTTACCTCAATCATAGGAGTCCATCCAGTCACAATGGCGTCGGAGTCAGAGAACTGCTTCACCTTCAAGAGGTCTTGAGAGTTGGCTGTGGCACGCCCATTCTTGTACTTAGCAGTTGGGTTCCTCAACATAGCCCCTTCATAGCCATCAGCAAGACACTTAGCCTCGTACTCAGTAAGCTCAATGTCATCCAGCAGCATGGTCTGTACCACCAATGAGACTTTAAACTTCTGCAAGTCTTGAAGATCAGCGATACGCTCACGCATCTGCATCAGCCGAGTTGAGAAGTTAGCATCAGCGTTGGCGTTAGCAATATCAAAGACTTTGAAGTGCCACTCACTGGAGCCATTGATAGACCTCACGACTGACGAAGTGCGCTTGAAGACATCCTTGTCGTGGCGTCCACTGATAAGCTCCCCGTCGAAGCCATCACAAAGGCCATCAGCGAAGTAAGCTTGAACTGTCAAGTTAGGTATCAGAATCATATTCCGACTGTACGCAGCACCATCAATGATAACACATCGAATACCATCATACTTCGGTGAAGCGAACTTAGGAAACACAACAGCAGCTCCTTTGTCAAGAGTAGCAGCAAGGTTGACTGAGAGGGTGGGTTTTGTCATGGCAGACTCCAGTGGTTTAATTAAGGTAAGCATTTATTATTATAGACCACAAAGTGACAGCGGCCTACGTAAAATTGTGACATAGTTCGCTAAGTTAAAACACACACAAATCAATTATAGTCTAAGTTGTTCAGTTAAGGCAACTTAGAGTGTAACAGTCTGTAACTTAGTCTTTGAGAATCAGTGCTTTGTCAATAAGTATCATTTAGTTATCCTTGTTTGTTGCTGTTAAATATATTATAGTTCAATAAAGGCTCTTCTAAGCTCTTCTAAGCTCTTCTAAGCCACTAAAGTGTAACAGTGTGCAACACGAAGCTGATGAGACTGATAGCCTTGATGATTCTTTAAAGCTTTATGATAGACCAACAGCAGCTATTGTTGGCTTAATGGGTCCCAGTTGGCTTAATGCCTTAGGCCTTGGTGCTAGCATCAACTCTAAATTTAAAGCTCCCAAAAGACCATTAAACTCCGCCACATTGTGGTGTCTTAAAGAATCAACAATTGATAGCTCAAAGCTATATAGAACTCTGTGACCAACTGTTGCACTTTAAGTGTTTACTTTATCAATGAATTGTGATAATAGTCTTAATGACATAGAGTTACTTGATAGTCATAGAGTTACTTGATAGTCATAGAGTTACTTGATAGTCATAGAGTTACTTGATAGTCATAGAGTTACTTGATAGATCTTTTATTACTAAGTAGTATCTTTATGACTGAGCAGATGCGATGTGGATGAAGCGACTATAAAGATACTGAGTGACTATAAAGATACTTTGAAGTTGCTTTATAGCCTTTAGGGTCCTTGCTCAGCTCTCTTACCATAAGAATCCTCTAAAGTATACCACCGTTGCACTTGTTACACTCTGACGCACTTCGTAGCACTCCGTCGCATCTATTACAATCCGTTGCCATTCGTTACGACTTTTACATCCTGTTACGTAATTTAGTTACGGCTGAGCACTTTGAAGCACTTGCTACACTTCGTCGCACTTGTTACACTTCGTCGCACTTGTTGCATGATGTTGCGATTGAGGCTGGTTAGGACTTTGAGGCTCTGGGGGGGGGTGGCGTCGCAGCAGCTGTAGATTTATAGTGCTGCTTCAAAGCCTCTCGAAAGGCCAAAACGGAACTCATCGTCACAAAACAACGCATTTTCAACGCATTTCCACAGTAATACAAAGCATCTTCTGAGAAAGACCTCACTCGATAGTACTCTAAAGTCACTCGAAAGTCACCGAAGCCTTGATCGTAAGCTGTTGATTCTAAAAAGAAAAAGAGAAAGTATGCTTTGAGTTATTGTTACTGCTACTTGCTGGCTGAAAGTACGACTGAGTGCTTCAGAGTCTCTAGAGTATACCTGTAACTAAATTACGAGTATCGGTGCTGAGCGCCTGTAATAAAGGTACGGACTCTAATGCACTTGAGCGTCCTAACAGTGATCATCGCCTTCGTGCGTCCTATAGGTATAAGGCCCAAACGGGTCATTCTGTGCAGTGAGAAACCTGAGCTCAAAAGGCTTGGGTGTTCTCTGAATATCAGTAATAACTGTAAGACGGAGTCGAACAACTATAATCATCGCCTTCGTGCGTCCTATAGGTAGGAGGCCCTTAAAGGTCTTTGAGTATAGCTATTATTGTTGAATATAAAGCTTCAACCTTTAAAGTCCTTTATGTATCATAGAGTCTTTAAAGTCCTTTAAGGTTCATTGAGCTATTGTTATAATTATTCTTATAGTAATAACTCAATGGTACTTCTAAGTACTTTGTATTAACACTGATGGTGGTCTTACTTACTGTCAATCATCACTCAAAGGGCTCTTAAGTGGCTACTACAATCAAGTCTGCTGCCTCTGAGCTCTTACAGCAGCAAATCAACAATACTCCAAAGACTCCTTTGGGGAAGCCAACGACTGTCGCTAGAGCAGCGAATATCCCTGGAGTTGGTCTATTGGCGCCAGTCAAGCCAATTGGGCGTCCACCCGGTCAAGCCGCACGCATCGAAGAGTTCAAAGCCTTACTGATGGGTGACAATGGTCCAGTACTGATGTCTAAGCTCATCACTATTGCGCTCAACGACTCACACCCGGGTCAAATGGGCGCTCTAAAGATGTGCATTGACCGCGTACTACCTCTATCGCACTTCGATAAGACTGTCAATGGTAATCAGTCCCCAACAATCTCCATCAATATCTCAGGCTTGACAAACTCAACAGCTACCGTTGTTGGCTCTCAAGGCTCTGTAGAGGACATCACAGACGTAGGTAGCTATGAGTAGCATCATCAATTGGGTACTGCTCCCATGGCAGCTCTTATTGTGGTCCTCAGGCGCACGCTTTCAAGTCGTCTGCGCCGGGCGACGCTGTGGCAAGAGTAACTACGCTATTAAGCGCTGTCTTGCTGAAGCTCTAAAGGCTCCTAAAGGCTCAGTCGTCGGCTATGTTGGCCCAACTGCGGCCCAATCGAAGCAAATTGGTTACGACGCCATGATTGAAGAGGCTAGAGAGTTCATAAAGACCTCTAACTCTAACGCAGGAGACATCCTGCTCAATAATGGCGTTAAAATCTGTTTTAGGTCAGCGGAAGCTCCCGACGGCATGCGAGGTCTTAAACTCGCGTTCTGTGTGCTCGATGAGATTGCCTTCTATCCTGGCATGGAGATGTGGACCCGAACGATTCGACCTGCTCTAGCGGACTTGAAAGGTGGCGCACTATTCATTAGCTCACCTAATGGCTTCAATGGCTTCTATGACCTCTACGTTTATGCTCTTGAGAGTGGTGATGAAGAGTGGTCAGCGACTCACTTGACAACATACGATAATCCTACTATTGATCGTGGTGAGATTGAGGCTGCTCATAAGACAATGAGCGCTTACACTTTTGAAGTTGAGTTTATGGCATCCTTCACGACGCCTGGCTCTGACATCTTCAAAGATGAACTCTTTAAGCTCGGCAAAGAACCCAAGTATGGCGACTTTGTTATCACTGGAGACTTGGCAGGCTTTGGAGGCGAATATACCTCTGAAGGCAAGAAGTCTAAGAACGATGAATCAGCGCTCTCAGTAGTGAAGATCAGTGACGAAGGTAAGTGGTATGTTGAAAAGATTCTCGCTGGCCGTTGGTCCGTTAGAGAGACTGTAACGCATATCCTTGCTTTGCTGCGTAAGTACAAGCCTGTTGCTTTCGGCATTGAGCGTGGTATGTCCCGCAACGCCGTCATGGATACTTTAGAGCTTGAGATGAGACGCTATGGTGTCTACATTCACGTTCAAGAGTTGACACACGGCAATCAGAAGAAGGTTGACCGAATCACTTACGCACTCCAAGCTAAGTTTGAGCATGGGCAGATCACATTCAATGAGGATGAAGATTGGACTGAGGTTAAGAAACAACTCTCAATGTTTCCGTCCCCTACGAGCAAGGATGACCGTATTGACTCTCTTGCCTACATCGCTCAAGTTGCCACAGTTAACTTCGCATCCCACTACGAAGAAGCTGAGCATGAGATTCTTGACCCATACATCGGGTATTGACACCTAAACAACTGAAAGTACCCATTATGGAAATGTACCGAGAAGAGGGTGATGCTGAGGAGGTCAAAGACCCTAACGCCTCCCGCCATGACAAACTGATCGCTTGGATCACAAAGCACACGGATACTTGGCGTGAACAACGCAAGAACCTTCAAGTTGCTTGGGGTACTTACGAAGATGCTTTCTATGGCCGCTTCACAGGTAAGACCCGGGACTCTGAGCGTTCTCGCTTCGTTAGTCCTGCCACGCAGCAAGCGGTTGAGACACGCCACGCTGAAATCATGGAAGCCCTCCAAGGCACCACTGGCCGCTGGTTTGACATTGTGGATGACATCAAAGATGTTAACGGCAACTCAATGGACATTGAAGAGCTCGCTAAGGTATTGCAGGAAGACTTGAAGAGCACGGCATGTGATACTGCTATCTCTGAGATTGTCCTCCACGCGATGCTTTTCGGCACTGGTGTTGGTGAAGTTGTCACAGTCAAAGAGACTGAGTCTATTCCAGCTACAAAGCCCATCCCGGACTTGACAGGCATTGCACAGACAGGCATCTCTTCCAAAGAGGTTACTCGAGCGTACTTGAACCCTGTGCACCCTCGGAACTTCCTCATTGACATCACTTCAAAGAGTGTTAAGAAGGCCCTCGGCTGTGCCATTGAACGTCAAGTTGCAATGTTTGACGTTGCTGACAAGCAGACTAAAGGTATCTACCTTGATGTCGAGATTAACCCGGTTGCTCGTGAGAAAGACCTGACAACTCTCGATGACATGATTGTCCAAGACAACGGTGATCTTGTGACAGTGCTGACTTACTACGGTAAAGTGCCTCGACGACTCTTACCAGCTGAAGAGGGCGTTGTAGAGCTCTTTGACGAAGACGAAGATGATGACTATGCTGACCTCGTTGAGGCAATCGTTATCATTGGCAATGGCTCAGAGATTCTTAAAGAGAACGTGTCTCCATGGGAACTTGAAGCTCGACCTGTTGTCTCCTATCAGGATGACTTTGCAGAAGGCTTCTATGGCCGTGGTACTGCTGAGAAGGCTCAGGGTACTCAAAAGGCTCTTGATGCTCAGCTGCGCGCTCACTTTGACTCATTGGCGCTCACAACTGCTCCGATGATCGCTATGGACTCAACGCGGCTCCCACGAGGAACCAAGTTCGAAGTCAAAGCAGGTAAGTCAATTCTTACAAATGGTAACCCCAGTGACATCTTGATGCCTTTGAAGTTTGGCACTACCAGTAACCAAGGTGTTGTTGAAGCTCAGAACATTGAGCGGATGCTATTGCAGGCGACAGGCACTACTGATGGCTTATCGGCCGCTGCTGCAGGCGCAGGCCAACATGGTATGCCGGCATCGGTTGCGCAGTCAGTTAAACGTTATCGTCGTGCACTTGTGAGCTTTCAAGATTCCTTCTTGATTCCATTTGTGAAGATGGTTGCGTATCGGATGATGCAGCTTGAGCCTGAGCGGTACCCTTCAGTAGACATGAAGTTTGTCCCTGTCGGCACAATGGGCGTCTTACAGCGAGAATTTGAGAGTGCCAAGCTTATTGGTCTCTTACAGACATTGGGACCGAATACCCCAGTGTTACCTGTTCTTCTGAAAGGCATCATCTCCTCCAGTAGCGTTATGAACCGTCAGGAAATAATCACGATGCTTGATGGCATGTCAAAACCGAAAGAGCAGAGCCCACTCGAAGCCATCGAAGCAGAGATTAAGCAAGCTGAGCTCGCCTTGATTCGCGCTAAGGTCTCACACATGATGAAAGAGACTGAATTGCTGCCGATTGAGATGCAAGCTAAGTTGATTGCTGCTGCTACTAACAACTTGCGTGAAGACGATCAGCAAGCCTTCGATCAGCGTATCCAACTCGCTAACACTGTCCTTGCCGAGCAGAAGCTTGACTTTGATATGAACAACAACGGCATCCCTGACTCGCAAGAGCAGCCAGCCGCACCAGTTGCACCCCAGCCACCGATTTAACAGTTGGCTTTCAGTAGACGCCGGCTCTCTATGGCTCAAACCGGCACCTATACCTATCTTGAAAGGATAACAATAATGACACCCGAACTACAGGCGTACTACGAAGCGCAGTTTGACATGATGACCTCTAAAGGCTGGAAAGACATGTGCGAAGACATACAAGGCATCTTGGTTGTCTTAGGCAATATCTCCACTGTCACTCCTGACACTCTGTTGAACCGTCAAGGTCGCATCACTGAATTGTCCCTCATCCTGAACCGTCGTGAAACCTTCACGCGAGCTTACGAGGAGCTGACTTCAAATGCCACGTAGACTCTTCGACTTCAAATGTGACTTCGGTCATGTCACTGAGAAATATATCGATGTTAATACTCTTAGCATACACTGTACTACTTGTGGCCACGTCGCTGGCCGTCAGGTAAGTGCTCCAACCATCCCTGTAGGTGTGATGGGTCCTAATTGGGCCTCTGATCGCGCCAAGAAACAGGCAAAAGAATCAAACGCTTAGTAAACCGTAATAAATCGGTAACTTACTGAGCATTAAAGTGGCTACCCGCACCTCTGGGTTATTGAAGAGCTAACCTCGAAAGAGCGCTCATAAAGGATTTTATCATGGCATTGTTCGACGACGAGATTGAAACCACAAAGACAACCAATCTGCTCAATGGTACAGATGACACTACCGGGACGCCGGATGACATCTCGGATATTACAAAGCTTGACGATGAAGACGAAACAGTCGTAGTTGAGGGTTCGGGGTTAAAGGCTGAACCAAAGCCTCCAGGCCGCTACGCTGGTAAGTCTCAAGAAGAGCTCGCTCAAATGCTCGAAGACGCTCAGGCCCACATCGGCCGGCAGTCCTCTGAGATTGGCGAAGTCCGCAAATTGGCAGATGACCTTGTGAAGAAGTCTCTGACTGTCTCAAACGTTAAAGAAGTTCAGCCTCCTGTTCAAGAAGAGCACGAAGACGACTTCTTTACAGACCCTGAAGCCGCTGTTGCGCGCGCTGTGTCAAAGCATCCCGCGGTGACTGCTGCAAAAGAAGCTGCTGACCTCGCTGCTCGAGAGCGGTCAACCGCACAAGTTCTCAAGAGCCACCCTGACATGTCTCAGGTAATTGGTTCCCCAGAATTTGCTGTGTGGGTTAAGGCTAGTCCTATGAGGGTTCGCATGTACGCGCTAGCAGATCAGTTCGACGTGGAAGCCGCCGATGAGCTGCTCACTAACTTCAAAGCCAGCGGCGCCAACAAAGTAGTGGCGGCTCTTGTAACACAACCAACTGCTGCTACAGCAAAGGCCATTGCTGCAACTCTTGCGGCAGGCTCAGTGGGCACAACAGGCACCACTGCTTCCACGCCTGCTACTAAGAAGTACCGTCGAAGCGACATCATGCGCTTGATGACTTCTGACCCTTCCCGCTATGAAGCAATGGCTGATGAAATTCTCAAAGCTTATGCCGATGGCCGAGTAGTGTAATAACAACTGCTCTTTCAGTTCACTCTTTCTCTTTCAATTTCTTTTAGGATTACTATTATGGGTCTCGGTACCACTCACGTCACAAAGGCTACGGCCGCTTCATTCATCCCCGCAATCTGGTCTGACGAGGTTATTGCTTCGTTCAAAAAGAAGCTGGTGATGGCTAACCTGATCAAGTCGATGTCTTTTGTCGGCAAGAAAGGCGATACTCTTCACATCCCCGCACCTACCCGCGGCACTGCCTCCGCTAAGGCTGCGTCTACTCAGGTGACCCTGATCGCCGCTACCGAGAGTGAGCGCCTGATCAACATCAACAAGCACTTTGAATACTCCCGTCTGATCGAAGACATCGTCGAGACTCAAGCGCTGGCTTCGTTGCGGGGCTTCTACACTCAAGATGCGGGCTACGCGTTGGCTCGTCAGATTGACACCGACCTGATTCAGCTGGCTCGTTCCGTCAATGGCGGCGCAGGCACCAACGTGTACGCCAATGCCTTCTCTGGTGCTGACGGCGTGACAGCCTACGTTGCTGGCGCAAACACCGGTCTAGGCGCCATCACCGACGTGGCTCTGCGCCGCTCCATCCAACGCCTGGATGATGCTGATGTGCCCATGGAAGATCGCTTCTTGGTGGTCCCTCCTTCCTCGATGAATGCTCTGCGTGGTACCGCCCGGTTCACTGAGCAGGCCTTCATTGGTGCGGGTACTGCCATTAAGACTGGCAACATGGGTGACTTGTACGGAACTCCCGTTTACGTCACTACCAACACCGATGTCACCTCTGGCACCACGGCAGCTCGCATCGCTATCCTGGGCCACAAAGACTTCGCCGTCTTGGCCATGCAGAAAGAGGTGCGCTCGCAGACTCAGTACAAGCAAGAGTACTTGGGCAACTTGTTCACCGCAGACGTCTTGTACGGTCTTGGTGAGTTGCGTGATGATGCTTGCGTTGTGCTAGCTGTACCTGCCTAATCAGTAGGTAAATCAAAGGCCACTGTAGCTACTCTTAAGTGGGTTTGCAGTGGCCTTTTTTGCATCTATTGAATAAGGAGCCACAATGGCACTCATTGATAATTTAACACGCCAACTCACTGGAGACGAAGGCGTCAAGGCTACTGTCTATCAAGACACTCTGGGCTACTGGACAATTGGTGTAGGGCGTCTTGTTGATGTGCGAAAGCCTGGCAGTGGCCTCCGTCCTAAAGAGATAGCCTTCATGCTAGCTAATGACATTGAGGAGCGTATGCTCGCTCTTAGTGCTAAGCTGCCTTGGATTGAAGAGCTCAGCGAGGCTCGACAGGCTGTATTGCTTAACATGAGCTTTCAGTTAGGTATCGCCGGCCTCTTAAGCTTCAAGAACACACTATTGCTTATTAGAGCAGGTGATTATGAAGCAGCTTCTAAAGGTATGCTGCAAAGTCTTTGGGCTAGTCAGACGCCTATACGTGCCAAACGACTGTCAGAGCAAATGCGTACTGATATATGGCAGTACACTAAAGGAACTTAATAACATCATGGAATGGCTCAAAGTAGTAGTGCCAATGCTCGGCACAGCTCTCGGCGGTCCTCTAGGAGGCGCTGCAGCATCCTTTATTGCTTCAAAGCTTGGTTTGAGTACTGATACTATTGAAGCAGTCACAGATGTCCTTTCAACCAGTACCTTGTCTCCTGAGCAGATTAGCTCATTGAAACAGGCAGAAGTTGAATTCAAGCGCTTCTTGGAACAGAACAAAATTGACCTTGCACGCATCGACGTGGATAACACAAAGAGTGCTAGAGACATGCAGATCGCTGTGCGCAGCAATACTCCTGACATTCTTGCCGGCATCGTTGTTACAGGTTTCTTCACAATTCTGATTCTCATGATGATGGGTCTTCTAACCGTCTCTGACCAACAAGCGCTTCTGATTCTACTAGGAAGTCTCTCTGCAGGCTTCGGCGCTGTCCTCAACTTCTTCTTTGGTAGCTCTCGTAGCTCCCAGAATAAAGATGTGATTATAGCTTCCTCAACCCCTAATAAGTAACTCTCAAATGAAATTCAAATGTAACATTACAGGCTGCGTCTACACCTTTACGGAGCCTCTAGACATCAAAGCAATGAAGATGAGCCAAGATTACACCGTAGTGGAAGATGTCCCTGAACCGGACCCAGTTAAGCCTGCCACAGTCGTCCCGGTCAAGCCCACGGTGGTGGCCCCTGATAAGCCCCTTCCCGTCCCAACGGTAGCCCCTAAAGCCGTTTAAACTGTCCAGTAGTCTTTAAAGGAGCTTAGCATTATGAGTATTTATAGAGGCCCTTCCTCTCTCGTCCTTCCAAGTGACGAAACGTTTACTGAAGAGCTGACAGCGGCTGCTTCGGCACTATTAGCTGCTTTAGAGGCTGCAGGCACAGTGGGCACAACAGGCGCTGTAGGCCCAACGGGTCTCCAAGGCCCTACTGGCCCTTCGGGCCCTTCGGGCGCCCCTGGTGCAACGGGACCAACGGGTCTCCAAGGACCAACGGGTCTCCAAGGAACTACGGGTCCAGCTGGGGCTACTACTGGAGCAACAGGTGCTACTGGAGCTACTGGAGCTACTGGAGCTGCTGGTCCTCAAGGCATCCAAGGCATCCAAGGGCTCACAGGCGCTGTGGGTGCGTCAGCCACTATTGGAGTAGGTACCGTCACTACAGGCGCGGCCGGCTCTTCTGTAGTAATTACTAATAGCGGTACTAGCACTGCCGCTGTACTGAACTTTACAGTACCTAAGGGTGACCCTGGCTCAAGTACTTCTACTGGCTCAGCAACTTTTGATTACTTACAAGTAGGCCCTCTTGATAGCATCAAAAGCGCTAGCTTTATTGGTACGCCAAAAGTCTATCACGAAACGCGTGCGCTGCTTGATCAAATTGTTGAGTACAAAGTAACTACAGGTGCGGTGCCTTCAACGGCCCTTGGACGGACCGCTCAGCATACAATCATTGCAGAGTACCAAGGGCAGCTCGCTTCGGGCATTAACCCTGTTAATGTTGCTGCTTCAAATCTCAACACCACTATGGTGGTTGGTGGTAACCCTTCAACGCCCGCTAAAGGCTCTGCTGTAAATCAGCAGTTTGTAAATCAAGTTTCTACCACCGACACTAGTGCAGGGCCTAATGAGTTTGCAAATACCGTTATGCTGCTTGAGCCTATGCTCGGAGCGGCTAATAGTGGTAACACCATTTGGCAAAATGACTGGTCTGTGTACGGCGCCGCTGATGGCCCTGATTATGCTCTTTATGGCACAACTCAGATGATCTGTCGCTGGAATCCTAGCGCAGCAACTTCAGGGCAAAAGTCAGTTGGAAGTCTTGTAACAACGCGTCCTCAGGCGGGGGCCGGCTTTCAAGCTCGCTCTAACATGTATACTTTTCCTGTAGACATTGGAGTAGGCGTTGCTGGGTTTACAGGCATCAATAATCGCTCTACGCTCTCAGGTGCTTACAGCGCAGGTGCGACAAAAGGCTTTGAAGTTGCTTTCCAGTCTGGTAGTAACTTAGGGCCTTGGCTGAATGATGGCACCTACAATGGTGGCTCTAAAATTGGCACGGGCTTTCTGTCAACTGACCACATGGATTATGGTGTACGCGTCGGCGCTCCTCACCCGTCAGCTACAGCCCCTATTGCAATCGCTACTTCAGCTACAGCAGGGGTTGTCTCACTTGGGGCAGATGCTCCATGGGACCCTTCAGCACTCTTGAGTGTATCCGGCAAGGTATCCATCCAAGGTGGAGGTTTTAATACAGGGCATCTTCAACTTGGCCTCTATCACTTGTGGATTGACACAGCTGGGAAGATTCGCACTAAATCAGGAGCGCCCACAACGGCTACTGATGGAGCGCTTATTGAAGGCACACAAGGCCCTCAGGGTATCCAAGGTATCCAAGGGCCTGCAGGCTCTGGAGGTGTTACAGGTGCCGGAAGCTCTGTAGACTCAGAAGTTGCTGTATTTTCAGGTACCTCTGGCGGCGCTTTGAAGCGTAGCTATCAAGTATTCAAGTCAGTGTTCGCTGGGAATGTTAATGCTAATGGCACGGCTAGCACTATTGCGACAGGCTTTAGTGTCTCCAAAACTTCGCTTGGCACTTACTTGATTACAACAGCCCTTCCACTTGCGGCCGAGAATTATGGTATCACAGCAACAGCCCGTGATGTCAACCCAGGATGGGTGCGTCGCGTTCTTAATTCAGGTAACAACTTCCTTGTTGAGACCGTTGATGGTAATGCTGCACTAGCTGATATTGGCTTTGGGTTCACTATCATCCAAATTTAATTTTAAATATCTGAGAAGGAGCTCTAATGAGCCTATATCGTGGTCCTACTACAAACAGTGTAGCGCTTGTTCTTGCGGCTGTCACGGCTTCTAAGACTGCCGCTACAGCCGCTGCTACAGCTACCGAAGCAGCGGCCGCTGCAGCCGCTTCTGCGTTAATTGCAGAAACATCACCGGGCATTCAAGGCCCTCAGGGTACTCAAGGCTTCCAAGGCCTCACAGGTGACACAGGGCCTCAGGGTGCTACAGGGCCTCAGGGTGCTACAGGGCCCGTGGGTCCTCAGGGCATCCAAGGTATTGCAGGCTCTAACGGCACTGGCTCAGGCACTGTGACTTCTGTTTCCGGTGTGGCACCTATTGAGGTCTCAATGGGGAGCTCTACGCCCTCCCTCTCAATTGCAGCTGCTACTTCTATTGCGGCGGGCTCAATGAGTGCAGCAGATAAAGCAAAGTTAGATGCGGTAGCCTCTAATGCTAATGCTTACACTCACCCTGCTAATCACCCCGCTTCGGTCATTACGCAGGACGCTTCAAACCGCTTTGTGACGGATGCAGAAAAGACAACCTGGAATGCAAAGCAACCTGCTGGAACTTACGCTACTGGCGGTGGTACGGCAACAGGCACCAACACAGGCGATCAGAATTTGTCGGCGTACGCTACAAAAGCAGGCGTAGAGACTCTCACTAACAAGACTATCACCGACATCGTGTTTGCTGTGACCGGCACTACACCAGCTTTCCTCGCCACCAATGGCGCGGTGCAGACTTGGACGCTCACAGCAGCCAGTACACCGACCAACTCGCTTACATCAGGGCAGTCAGTCATTCTGGTGATTACACCGGGCGCTAACACGATCACTTGGCCTGCTGGAAGTGTCTTTTCAAAGCAGGGTGGAAGTGGTGCGGCACCAACGTTGTTCAGCGCAGGCAAAACCATTGTGGTTCTGTGGATGGTGGGTGCTGTGCTTAATGTCGCATGGCTAGGAGACACGGTATGAGCTTGGCTGCTAAGTTACTTTCGGCTTCTGGTGGGGGTGTGGACAAGCTCTTCGTCGATGACGTGTTCAGTGCGTACACCTACACCGGCAATGGAGCCACCCAGACGATCAACAACGGGATTGATCTGGCGGGTAAGGGAGGGTTGGTGTGGACGAAGTGCCGTAGCGTTGGTTATAACCACTCAATTATTGACACCGAGCGAGGGGTTACTAAAAATTTAGCGTCTGACGCAACAGACCTTCAGTACACAAACGCTGATCGTATAACGGCGCTGGCCTCTAACGGATTCTCACTTGGTGCCAGTAGCTCTCACAACCAAAGTGCAGCCACCTACGTAAGCTGGACATTCCGCAAAGCCCCCAAGTTCTTCGATGTGGTGACTTACACGGGTAATGGGGTAGCAGGTAGGCAGATACCTCATGCGCTGGGGATTGCGCCGGGTATGGTGATTGTCAAGAAAACAAGCGCAGCAGATAACTGGGTGGTACAGCACCGATCACTAGCTGCTAGTGATACTCTGAGTCTTAATAGTGCTTCTGCTGCATTTTCGGCCCCAACCATCTGGAATAGCACGGCAGCTACAGCATCAAACTTTACGGTGGGTACGGCAGGTGAGGTCAATTCCAACACGGCCACCTACGTAGCCTACCTATTCGCCCACGACCCCAGTGCTGATGGCATTGTGCAGTGCGGGAGTTTCACTGTTGATGCTAGTGGTGCCGCTACAGTTAATCTAGGGTGGGAGCCGCAGTATTTATTAACAAAAACCACCAGCGGTGGCGACCAATGGCGTTTGGTTGATATGTCGCGGGGGATGCCGGTAGTGACGCCTGCAAACTCAAAAGCCCTCTACCCAAATGCAAGTTATTCGGAAGGCTCCAACGAGGATGGACAACCAACATCAACTGGATTTAAGTTTATAGGGGGAACTTTGGGGGCTAGCTCCACAAACATCTACCTAGCCATCAGACGCCCCAACAAACCACCCACGACAGGCACGCAGGTTTACAACGCGATTGCACGCGCGGGGACAGGGGCTGCTGCTACGGTTACTGGGGTGGGGTTTGCACCTGATTTGGTAATGCCTCAAGCTAGAAGTAATATCCAAGGGGCTTGGTGGTCAGACAGACTTCGTGGCTCAACTAGAACTTTACTATCCACGCTTACAGATGCAGAAGTGGCAGTTACAGAGGGTGTTAAATCACTCGACATGAATGGTGCCAGCTTAGGTATAAATAGCGGGGTCAATAACTCGGCTTGGACCTACATCAACCACTTCTTCAAACGCGCTCCGGGTGTGTTTGATGTGGTTTGTTATAGCGGGACTGGAGTAGCTAGGACAGTAGCGCATAACTTGGGTGGGGTGCCTGAGTTAATGCTTATTAAGTCAAGAAGTACTGCAATCAACTGGGCGGCGTACCACGGCAATCCAGCCGGGAGTATGTACCTCAATCTTACAAATGGGTATAGCCTATCAGCCGCAATGTGGAACAACACTTCTCCAAGTGCATCTTCGTTTACAGTAGGAGCAGAAACTACGGTAAATGAAACCGCTAGGAATTATGTTGCCTACCTCTTTGCCACCAAAGCAGGTATCTCCAAAGTCTTTAGCTACACCGGCAACGGCAGCAGCCTAACGGTGGACTGTGGGTTTACAACAGGTGCCCGCTTCGTCCTCATTAAGCGCACAGACGCAGTAGGTGATTGGTACATCTGGGACACGGTACGAGGCTTGGTGGCTGGCAACGACCCGCATCTGAGCCTCAACACCTCAGTGGCTGAAGTGACCACCAACGACTCCATTGACCCCGCAAGCTCTGGCTTCATTGTCAACCAGCTTGCTGCCACCAACATCAACGTGACTTCTGGCACTTACATAGGACTCGCTTTCGCATGAACTACATCCACACCCCAACCCTAGCGCAACTCTCCGAGTCCGAGATTCGCGCACTGAACCCCAACACCAGCTTTGGCAATCCCTTCGTTGCTCCTGCTGACTATGCGCTGGTGTTCCCAGCACCGCAACCTGCCTATAACCCCATCACTCAGCGGGTGCAAGCCATTGCGCCTGAACTGACTGTGCTGGGTCATTGGGAGCAACGCTGGGAAGTGGTGGAGTGGTTTGAGACTCAGGAGGAAAAGGATGCTGCTATTGCTGCTGACTTGGAGGCCAAGCGGGTAGCGGTCATCCCCTCTGAAATCTCCCCACGACAAATCAGGCAAGCACTCACCGCTGCTGGCTTGAGATCAAGTGTAGAAGCTGCTGTCTCCACGGCAGATCAGGACACTAAAGATTGGTGGGAGTTTGCTACTACGTTTGAGCGGAGCCACCCTCGGGTCATTGGCATGGCTGAAGCCTTAGGGGTCACACCAGTGCAGATGGATGATCTCTGGACACTCGCAGGATCTCTAAAATAACTACACCTCACACCAAATGGACTTTAACCTACTCGAGATGCTTTTGACAGCAGTGGGTCTTTTTATTGTGTACGTCCTTAAAAAGACGGACTCTAAAATTGATCAAACGGCTGCTGACTTAGCCTTACACCGCTACGAAGTAGCTTCATCTTACTCTGTTATCAAAGCAGACGCACTTAGAGACTTTGCAACTAAGCTGGAAATTAGGGAAGTAGAGAAGCGCCTTGCTACGGCAAATAAAGAGGTTCAGATCAAGCTTGATAAACTTATTGATCGCCTAATCGACAACCCATAACCTATAGGAGTCTTCAATGACCTTTCTTGAAATGATTAACGATGTCCTCGTAAGACTCCGCGAACCTAAAATAACCATTATCGGAGAAACTCCATACTCTGAGATGATTGGACGCTTCTTGAACGATGCTAAGCGTCGCGTTGAGTCCGCACACAACTGGATGGCCCTCAGCGTAACGGCTACTGTGACCACGGCCGAAGGAGTTACTGAGTACATCTTGAATGACGTAGGCACTCGCTTTAAAGTCATTGGAGTGTACAACAACACGCAGCAGGCTGATGTTAACTTAATGCCACTTCAGGAACTTTCAAGGCAGCTGCGAATGTCTACCCCTCCTCAAGGGCCTTGTACCCACTATAGCTTCAATGGTGTATCCTCCAGTGGCTTAAGTGGCACGGCGGCCCAGCGAAAAGACTACGACCCTCTTGTCACACTCTTCCCTGTGCCTACGACGCAAGAAGTAGTCCTATTTGACTTGTACGCATCAACAGATGAGCTTGTACAGGATATTGATGCGCCTCTTGTGCCGGGCTACTTGCTGGTCGACTACGCCTACGCAAAAGCAATTGCTGAGCGAGGTGAAGATGGGGGCATTTCATCGTCTGAGGCTGCAGCAATGTGGAATGCCGACTTAGCGGATGAGATTGCTATTGAGGCTGCACGCTTCCCTGACCAACTTATTTGGACGCCTGCTTAACCATGAGTGATAAACTTGAAACACAATCAATAGGCGCACCAGGCTTCAAAGGCCTCAATACACAGGATGCTTCTGCCGACTTACCTGAAGGCTTTGCACTCGTAGCATCTAACTGTATTATTGATAAGTACGGGCGCATTGGCTCAAGAAAAGGGGTAGTAGTTGTAGAAGGCTCCTCTAACCTTGAGCAAATTAAGTACATTGATGAAGTTAAAGGCAAAGTAGTTATTGCTACTGATACCGCGTTTTATATCAACGGTGTATCCGCTAGAGCAGCGGTCTCAGGGCACGCCACACAGGGCGCTGTTATTGCTATTGGACAAAATGGGCCAGAGACTCTTGTGATGGTGTCTAACAAAGATGTGCCTCTAGCCTTCAGCGGTACTTCAGTTGCCCCTTTAGCTATCACAACATACCCAACAGGGCTTACAGCAGCAGACTTCCGTCCAAGCATCATTATGTCAGGCTACGGCCGACTATGGGTAGCTGGCCTGAATGACAAGAATGTTGTCTACTTCTCTGACACCTTAAACCCTCTGAACTGGACTACAGGTAGTTCGGGTAAGCTTGACTTGACCACAATGGTAGGTGAGGATGTTATAACTGGTCTGGTAGCGCACAACAACTCGCTGATTGTCTTCCTACGAAATAACATTCTTGTCTACAGCAATCCAGGAAACCCCACCAACCTTGCATTGTATGACACTATCAATGGGTTAGGGTGTATCGCTAAGAAGTCTATCCAGCGCACTGGTGAAGACGTGATCTTCTTAAGCCGAACAGGTGTGCGTTCATTGAATCGGACAGTACAAGAAAAGTCTGCCCCGCTGAATGAACTATCAAAAAATGTCCGTGACGAATTGATGACTGCGGTCCAAGATGCGACAGAAGACAATATTGTTAGCGTATACAGCCCAGAGAATTCTTTCTACCTTCTTTCAATCCCTGAAGCATTTATCACATACTGTTTTGACACGCGGATACCTGGACAATGGCGTGCAACCACATGGACGCTGACGTCTAGCGCCTTAAAAGTTACCTTACAAGGGGAGCTGCTACTCGGAGGTTCTAACGCACTACTTCGGTACGAGGGTTACACGGATAACGGTAACCCCTATCGTCTTACATACGCCACAAGCTGGATAAGCGGAGGTGCTCCCTCAGTAATTAAGGTGCTCAAAAAAGTATCAACAACGATTATTGGTGGTGCAGGCTCAACAACCTTTGTCAAGACAGCATGGGACTACCAAGGGCGCTCAGAGAATACCTACAAAGTCTTAATTGCCAAAGTTTCAAAGGCTCTGTTCGGCTCTGCTCTGTTCGGCTCTGCAAAGTACGCTAAAGGCGCTTCAATTGGCGCGTACACCACAAATGCTGGAGGAGCCGGGCGAGTGCTTCAACTAATCTTTGAGACTGAAGTGTTTGGAGAAGCTATCTCAATTCAGTCTATTGGCCTATACATGAAAATTGGAAAATCACTATGAGTTACGCAAAACTAACTTCTTTTGCTGTTAAAGATACTATGGTGGATACCAACCCACTAAAGGTGGTGCGGGGCAAAGAGTTTGATGATGAGTTTGATGCGATTGCGTTAGCTCTTACGACTCAAGAGCAAGCCGTTGCTGCGCTTGTGGCAGTTCCTACTGGTACGATCACGATGTACGGTGCGACAGGCTCTCCAACGGGCTTTCTGCCCTGTGATGGCACTACGCGGAGTCGAAGTACCTATGCTGCCCTGTTCAATATCATTGGCACTACCTATGGCGCTGGTGATAGTTACTCAACGTTCCATTTACCGAATCTTGTTGGGCGCTTCCCATTTGGTGGTGTACTGGGTCAAACAGGGGGCTCGGCGGTAGCACCTCTTCCAGCGCACACTCACACGGCTACTGTTACTTTGACAGACCCCGGACACACTCATACTCTTTCTCCCAACGCAGAAATAGTGGAGCTTAACGCTTCAGGTACTCCAGGAAGTTCTGGAGGTTTCACAGGTGGGCAAGGCTTAATCATTGCCAACTCTACAGGTACAAAGACTACGGGCATCACCGCGATAGCGGCGCTCACTTCTGCAGGTACTGATGTAGTGGATGGCAACATGCCTCCTTTTGTTGGTCTTTCTTTCATAATCAAAACGTAGTAATAACACCATGAACTCAGTAGCCTCTACCTCCTCTTCGCAGCTATCTCTTGTGTCTTTTCGGGAGAGTATCACTAAAGTCGAGCAGGGGCTGCTCCGTGCAATCTCTGAGGGCCTTATACAAAGCACCCTTAGCGAGTGTACTGTAAAGCACTACTTTACTCCCATTGATGGTAGCTTTGGGTGCTATACATACGCCAGAGAGATGTCAATTCCAAAAGATACTGTTATTGTTGGAAAGCTACATCGGCACCAGCACCTTAACATTATTTCAAAAGGGTGCGTTGAAGTTATCACCGAGCATGGCCCTAAGAGTTACGAAGCGCCTTGCACCTTTGTTTCTGAAGTTGGTACTAAGCGTGCTGTCTATGCTAAAGAAGACACTGTTTGGACAACAATACACGTAGTCTCGTATGGCAGTGAAGCTGACCTCGATAAGATTGAGGCTGAAGTAATTGCTCCTTCATACGACGACCTTAATTTAATCTCTACAGTCAAGGACTTTAATATGACACTAAATAATAATAATACTAACGCCTCAGAAGGCGGTGTAGCATGACTTGGGGCTTAGTTGCAACAGCAGGTGCCGGCCTCGTAGGCGGAATGATGAGTGGGAATGCGGCAGAAACTCAGGCAGGCGTTTCTAGGGAGCAAGCCGCAGCGTTACAAGCCGCAGGGCGTTGGAAAGCTACAGGCACCACTAACCGTTACGGCACAAGTGAGCAGGTTCTTGACCCCAACTCTGGCGCCCTAACAAGCGCAACTTGGAACATGTCTCCTGAGATGAAGGCGTACCAGGACCGTCTTCAAGCTGGAGCGAACACAGCGCTTCCTACTGACTTTGATGCTACTAAGGCTACTCAGGCCCAGTATCAGCTTCTCAAGAATCAACAAGCACCAGGTGTTGAGCGACAGTATAGCGGGCTGCTCAGTGACTTAATGCATAAAGGTACTCTTGGACTTTCCACAGGAGGCACAAGTGGCATTGGAGGTGGTCCTGCGCTGGCGCAAGTCAACCCACAGATGGAGGCCTTTATGAATGCGGTTGCTCAACAAGATGCGGCCAATCTAACAGGAGCACAGACGCAAGTGCGCTCCTTGATGGACTCTGATATTACACGCGCTAATGGCTTGATGGGCCAAGTAGGAAACATTGAAGACCGTGGGCGTGCTTCTCTTGCTGATACTCTTAAGTGGAGTCAAGATCAGCGGGAAGGAGCACTCCGTGGTGCAGGCGCAACAGCTGCTCAAACAAACTTAGCTGCTCAACAGACAGCAGATGCAGATAGCGGGAGCATGTGGGGCAGCCTACTCAGCGGTCTTGGAAGTAACCCAAATACTGCTAAAGCGGTTGGTGGTTTCTTTAATACTGCCGCTGCTCCTATCAATGAAGCAACTCGCACAGGACGCCTCCCTGGCACTTGGTAAAATCATAATGAAAGATAGTAATTACTATGGCAAATGTAACTCAAGGGCTATTTGGCTTTGACCCTACACAACTACAGCAACAACGTGAAAATGCTCTGCAACAACAATCGGTAGCGCACGCGAGTCTTTCACCCGTCGTAGCTGCTCGCGCTTCAATGTTTAGAGCTGGCTCTCAGCTTGGAGACGTTGGTGCCAGCTTGATGGGTATCAGGGACCCTGAGCTAGAAGCGCAGTCTACGATTCAACAGACAGCAAAGTCTCTTGACTTAAAAGACCCAGCAGCAGTGCGAGGTGTTGCACAGCAATGGATGCAGTCTGGCAATGCAACTCTTCAGAACAAAGCGCTGAAGCTTCATGAGGTTGCTAACCAGGCTGAAGAAGAAGCTAATCAACGCACTAAAGAGAAAGCTGCAATTGACTTGGCAGAGCGTAAGGCTCAGAAGCAAGCTGCGTTCTCTAAAGAGTACTCTGAAGCTCCTGATGCGGATGCACGCTTGGCTATCACTCGGAAGTATGCTGACATGCCTGAGCTCATCAAGATCGATGAAGCTTCGCAGGCACGCAAAGAGAAGGCAGCAGAAGCCGCAACAGCACGTGAAGAGAAGATTGTCGCTGCTAAGGAAGCTCAAGCTGCTTTGTTTGAACAGCAGCGCTTCTTGGCTGGTGAAGGCGCAAAGACACGCGCCGCCGCAGCCGCTGAAGGTCGCGCTAATCGGGACTCTGCTCAGAAGGTTGGTGAGGACTACAAGGTCACCTTAGCTCAAGAGAAGATCAACAGCGCTAACGAAAAGCAGGACGACCTTGACGCTAAGGCTTCTCGCTCTGCACAAGGCAGTATCACTCATGCTACTCAAATGATTGAGAATATCAAAGATGCAAAGACCCTTGTGAAGTTTGAGACAACTGGACGTACTGGCCAAGCCGCTGCAGCCATCAATCCCGGCGGTGAGGCCGGCACTCTGCGAACACGTATTGCCACCATAAAAGCTAACATTGGATTCGACCGTCTTCAAAAGATGCGTGATGAGTCCCCTACTGGAGGTGCACTTGGTCAGGTTGCAGTTCAGGAATTGGAAGCACTCCAAGCCTCTATCGCTAACCTTAGCCCACTGCAGAGTGACGCCGAACTCTCCAAAAGCTTCGATAAGATCGTGAAGCACTACGAAGGCTGGAAGAACTCGGTTGCAGAAGATGACATGGCTCGTAGTAAGCGTCGTGCTGGTCAACAGAGCATCAACCTACCTGGCGCTACAGCACGCAACCCTAAAGCAGGAGCACCTGTTGCCGCCTCTACTGGATGGGGGAAAGCCGTAGAGAAGTAATTGACATCAACTAACAACAACAGAATGGAGCCCTATGGCTAGCTATACAATCTCGGCGCCTAACGGCAAATCATACACCATTGAAGGGCCCTCCGGGGCTTCTCAAGAGGATGTTCAAAATGAAGTGTTGCGCCAATATCCTACGGCTGGCCAAACGGGCCCCAGCGGGCCTTCTCCCGTAGCCCCTACAATTAGTTCTCCCTCTCCGGAACAGACCGGCGTGGTCGATCGTGGTGAGCTGGTAGCACCATCCCGGACCCTTAGCCAACAGGCAATGCGGGTAGGTGGAATCTCCGCAAAGGGCCTCGTTGCTGGTGCACTTGCTGCACCCGGAGAGCTCGCAGTTCTTGGTGCTCGTGGCATTGACTGGGCTGGACGGAAGTTGCTCAATAGCACTCAAACCTTCAAAGATAAACCTGTAGCGAGTCAGAATGAATACCTTGCAAATCTTGATGTTACAGGTGCCATCAATCAGCTCCTACCCGGTGATCTTAAAGCTGAGAATGTGGCTGAGCGCATGGCCAAGGCGGGCTCTGAAGCTGCTGGCGGAATGGTGCTAACTGGAGGAGCAGGTGGCGTTAAAGGCGCAGCTTTGGCTTCAAAGGAAGGCGTTGCTGCTCTAGCGCGCGTTGGAGGCGTTGCCGCAGGCGCTAAAGGCCTTGGTGATGCTGTGAGTATTGTCAATCCAACTGCTGGAGCCGTAACTGAGGTCTTAGCCAATATCATTGGCGGTCCACGGTCAACTCCTAAGCTGAGTGCTAGTAAGCTTCTGACCTCTGATGACCGCTTCAAAGAGGCTCAAGCGCTCTATGAGAAGTCTAAGCAATCAGGTGTAGTCATTACTGGCAAGACAACCAGCACAATGGTGGATGAGCTTCGTAAGCACATTGGTGATCGTGACCTCTTAGCCAACCAACCAGCTCACAAGGCTGTTGACTACTTGGCAAAGCATAGTGGTGACGGTAAGACTGGATGGATTGGCATCGACTTAGATAAGCTGATGAAGGTCCGCACCGACATGCGCAACGAAGCGGTAGGTGGCGGTATTACCCAATCAAAAGAATCAAAGCGTGTAGGATATGCGGCTCTGAAGCGTTTCGATGAGTTGGTTGAGACAATGACGCCGAAGCAACTTCATACCAACACCTCAGCTGTCCGTGGTCCCAATGGCAAATTCCTCCCTGCAGGCACCGATGAGCTTGCGGCAATGAAGGAAGGTCTGACATACAAGAAGGCTGCGGACTTAGCGTACACTCAGGCCTCTAAAGCCAAGCTGGTTGAGGACATGTTGCTTAAGGCAGAGACACTCCAAGGTGGTACTCTCGCAGAACGTTACCGAGCAAAGATTGGCCAATTGATTCGCTCAGAGCCAAAGTTCAAACTCTTTAGCAAGGAAGAACAAGATGCTCTCAGAGCTTACCACAAAGGTTCAAAGACTCAAGCAGTCACTGAAATCCTTGCTAAGCTTAGCCCTGCTCGTGGTGGCATCCTCCCGACCGCTGGAGCTGCTCTCGCAGTTGGCACTGGTGGAGCTTCGCTGCCTCTGCAGGCCGTTGGTGGCTTAGCGCATTGGAGAACAGGCCCTATGGCTAAAGAGGCTCAGTACGGCATGATGCAACAAATCTTGGGTGGCAAACAGCTTCCAAAGCAGCCCTTGAGCTCTTATGCACCCTCTGAAGAGGCACTGCGGGCCGGGATGCTATCTGGGGCGCGAAATTAGCCTGACAATGGCAAAACGGCCGCACCACGATTGCCCATGCTGGTCCCGGACAGGCTAGCCCTTATAAGCACTAGGGCCTACGGTCCAAATGCGGTGGCGGGCCTTTAAACACGTTTAAGCCTTAAATGTGACACTAACCTACTGATACGCTCTTTAACCGGAGAATATTGGTAGGTTATTTTTCATTTGCCAACTGGTTTAAAAGGCCGTGGTGGGCTTTAAAGCCTTAGCCTTAGTGCTACCCTCTAATCCATATTTAAAACTGCCCCGGACGATCGCGGTAGGCCCATCCACGCTGCATGAAAGGGAATTAGTTGGCCAAACGTCCATGGACTTATAATGACGCTCAGCCGCTCAGCGAAAAAAAATACCACCAAAGTCAATTAAGACTTCAGTGGTATTCAATAGTTGTTATCAGCGGATAGGGCAAGCTCCGCCAGCGCACTCAGACGAAGTGTCCAAGTCCATTCCAGTTGTCAGCGCCGTGATGATGCGGGTGTTTGCCACCAGCTCCATGTAACGCTCTTTAGAGATTGCCTCCAAAGGTGCTTGGTCAAAACCATGACCGCTGTGCAGCAAGAAGCTCAGAGACTTATGCCGAGTAGCAAAGTTCTTACTCAAGTACTCTTTCAAAGCGGGCAGCTCTTCCTTCCGGTAATACACAGTGCAAGACACGGCATTGTCGGACCACTCACGCTGAATGCGAGCAACAGTATCAAGCTGGTCAAAGCAAGACATGTCGTTTGCCATGATAGTGCCATCAGGATGCGCGAATGGGAATTCGATCACCATGGTGGACATTTCAGTGGAGCCATCAAAGTTCCGCAGAGGCTCGACAAAGTAGCCGTGCTCTTTAGCAACCTTAACTAGCGCATGGTCAGCAGAGATACGGATGCGCCGAATCATATACTGAGAGTAGCCCGGGTGTGCTCCGGGTGTGACTCCCGGCAGAAGACTCAGAGTGCCCGAAGGCTTACACGTTGTCAGCTTGATGGAGACAGGAAAACCATTCAGGGCTGAGTACTCAACGTCGTAGGCTCGGAGAGCTTCATAGACGGCAGGCAACCAGTTCCGTTGGGTTTCAGTGGCTTGTAAGTAACCAGTGACTCCAAGCCCCATCCGCATATTGGTGTTGACAACCTTTTCTGTTTCAGGGAGGCCAACGGCGGGCATGGCGAGAGAGTGCTTGACAACTCGGTAGAGGAGCTTTGTTGCATCAATAAGCTCTCGTTTCGATGCAAAGTTAGGCAAGAAGATTTCGCCGAGGGCACAGGTCTCTTTGTCTTCAAGAGATTGCTCAGCACACGGGTTGTAACCGGCGACGCGTGGGTCCGGGTATCGTGTGTCCCCAAGCCGACCATCCGTACGAGATAGTTCCAAGTTGATAAGACCATACGGCTCTCCCTTGCCTTCATAGCCAGCCCAGAAGGATTCGCCCAAGGGTGTCTTCCCATCCCAGACGATGCTGTTGTTGGACATGGCTCGCCACTTAGGAATTGAGCCAATATCCCAGCGTTTTGCGTTGAGAAATTCTTCGTCATCAAAGTCTCCAATTGCGATTTGAGCAGAGCGCCGAACATTGCCCGCTACGACAATCGATCCGATGATATTCATGATGTCAAGACAATCAATAGGGCGTAGTTTCTCACCACGGCGATTATTGAGGACTTGAGCGATTTGTTCGATTCCAGTAACAAGAATCTCAGGACCGGAAGCTGTGCCTCCAAAGCCTTTGATCTTTGCACCGTAACCACGAATGAGCTGAGTGCTGTAGCTGAACGTTGTGTTGTTAGTTGATTGCATCGCTGCCTTCAACGTCTTGCCCAACAGACGCATCCAACCTTCCCGAGTGTCCGGGACGATGTAGTCTGCTGAGGCATCATCTTGCCGCGTCGGAGGTTTAAAGCTCATTGACACAATGGGAAGCTTATCAACATTCTCACGCTGGATATTGAAGCCAACGCCTGAGCCAAGCATGAGCATCTCAAATGCCCAAGTGAAAGGGCGCACTGGACTATCAATGACAGTAAAGGCACAATTCTGCAACGAAGGCAGTCCGAGCTTACCAACAGTAGCAGTGTTAAGTTGCCACAGGAAGCGACCTGCCATGGAGACTTTCAAGCCTAACTGGTAGTCACGGAAGCGAGCAAACTCTTCAGGAGAATATCCCACACCGAGTTGTTGCTGAGCACCCGTCATACAGCGGTCAATAGTCTCTGCAAACTCTTCAGTGCGACTTTGGCCTTCAACGCCACGGGAGTATGTGCGCTTGTAAGTCAAGTAACCAACAGAGGAGAAGGGAGTGACAATGCCATTTGGGTTGAAGCCGTTAGCGATTGAGGTGTCTGTGATGTAAACTGGTTTCATAGGTATATTGTTGTTGGTTATTGACGGCTGAGTACTTCTTTGAATTCAGCGGTTTCATGAAGACGCAATAGGCGTTGAGAAGTCTTTGCAGTCTCCTCAGGCCCTATGCAGTTCCTCATCAGAAGGAGCATCTCACGCGACAATCTAACGAGTGCTAGATTGCCACCGAGGTCGTTACTTGTTGCGGAGTTCACTTAGGAACAGAGCACAGCAAGCCAAGTGAGCCGCGTGAGACTTACCGGACTCTTCATCGATTTCACTACCTGAAGCAATGGCAACGAGGTGCCGAAACGCCGCAGCAATGTACCGGAGCTTTGCCACGCCACGCCAATTGTCTCGGCCGTACTTGATAGCACCAAAGCCGAGTACTGCCACTACTTCTTCAAGAGCTTTGAAGGGCAGTAGGGTATAGTCAGGCTTGCCGGCATCGTACTTCTTGCCGGGAATGTCGGGAGGAAGCGAAGCGTTGATAGAAGCGATGTAGGCATCATGCTTACCCGCCACGGCGCTGAAGATAGACTCACGTGGGTGATTCATCGGTTATCTCCAGAACCTCCAAGCACACCACGAGCTTTGCGGCTCTCAATCTTTTCAAAGTTAGCCTGAGCCACTTCAGCAAGAGTGATGCCAAAGAATGTCCCGATGCCTGCAGTAAACCACAAGACATCACCAAGCTCTTTGACCAAGTTGGGGCGATCAAGAGGACCACCGTCACGCTTGAGCTTTGCGAGGACGCCACAGACTTCACCGGCTTCGCCTGCCAACCCAAGACCGAGATACTCAGTGTTGGTGCTCGAAGGCAGCTGAGTACCCCAAGCCCATTGCTGGTAGTCATTCATCACACCTTGGCTTTTGAGGCGTTCAACTTCAGCGCGCAGCTCGATGATTTCATTTGCCATGTCTTCAGAGATCGTCTTGTAACTTGGGACGTTCCGAGTAGCTTTGATGGGAAAGAGTTCTTGTTGTTGCATGTTCATGTTGTTTCATTTATCCAAGTAAGAGGGATGAGCTTGTCAGCATAGAGGAAGCCGCGAGCAGCGCACCACATGCCATAAGTTGTTTTGGAGAGCTTTGTGATTCGTTGACGTGAGTTGCTGAATACGAAGCGGATGTCCAGTGAAGGATTCTGAGCTTTAACGAGCTCATGTTTCTTGCGATCATCAGGTGTGAAGAGCCCTTTAGACTCAATGATGATGCCATTGGGCAGGATGAAGTCTGGTGTGTACTTATGAGGCATCGCTGGAGAGTAGTAAGGAATCCGAACAGCTTCATAGCCGTAGTCGACATTGAGCTCTTTCAACTGCTCGCCAATGGATTCTTCTAAGCCACTCCGATAGCCTGCTTTGATTGCAGATTCTCGAATGCTTAACTTCCTTACAAGTGTTTTCCGTTCAGCTGTTGCCATTAGTGTCTTTCTGTATAGGAGGCAACCACAGCTCTTCATCTTTGACGCGACGCAGCCACAAGAGGCGCGCATTTTCAATCAGACGGTCAAGAGTGAGCCCATTGGCGATGTATGCGCCATGAACGGCTTCGAACAAGTCGGAGGCCTCAGTAGCGCCGCTAATGATCTTGAGGGCTTTGGCGGGTCCAACGCCTTTGATGCACTGGATGTTATCGACCCGGTCACCAACCAACACTTGGGTGTAGAAGGAGCGGAGTCCCTCAGCTTCTGTAACAACATAGAATTCTTTCTTGACTGGGTTATAGTGGTATCCTGGGCACTGATCTAGGTCTTTGTCAACGTGGACCATGACGTACTTTTCAGGCTCAGCACAATACTGATAAACCACGACATCATCGGCTTCTTCGTTGTCAGACACAGTTGCGCCCATATCCATCATGTGCTGACGGAGGGCAAGGAAGTGCTTTGGCTTCTCAGAAGTACGACCGCCTTTGTAGGGCACGGAGACTGCGACTTCAGTTCTGAAGTTTGTTGGACCAGTTAAGCGCAACTCGAAATCTGTACACCACGGCTCGCAAAGGATTTCACCGAGCATTCGGGTGAGCATCAGCTTTGCTTGGTCTTCACTTTTGTCTTCTGAGACGTACCCGACGCGATAGGCGTAGAGATCGGAGTCGATTAGGGCGATGCGTTGGAGGTCTTTATTAGGCATGTTTAGCCACCTCAACAAAGATGGAAGCGCCATCAGAGCAGTTGGGTAACTTAAAGCACGTGCTTGGTGCTAATCCAGCACATCCAGCACAAGAGAAGGCCGGAACTGCCGGGGTTTGAGTGTATGTCCTGCCGTCCACAACAATTGGTATTTGATTCATTGAAGTCCTTAGTTGGCACTCTAAAGCGAACTCTAGAGTGCCATGTTAATTACAGAGCTTCTTCGCCGTCGTCCATGTCATCACCACCGTCGTATTCAACGAACTCAGTAACAACCATCTTGACGACGCTTGCGGCATTGCCATGCTTCTTAGAAAGCTTGTGCTCGTAGGAGCTGATGACTGCCACGACTTTGGTGCCGTTACCCAGTTTCTTCATGTCGACTTCATTGCCGTCTTCATCACACAGTTCCCACGGGTAGGTGGACTTGGCGTTGATGTACGAGCCCATTGGGTCACGGTTCTTGATCTTGATGCCCAGCTCTTCGAGAGCTTCACAAGCCTTTGCAGACAGCTTACCAATAGTCGCTGAGTACTTGGTATTGTCTTCGTCAAAGCGCTTGCTGATCTTCGTCATGTCCTGTGAGTAGAACAATTGTGCCGACACTTTGACGGGCTTGATTGGTGCTTTAGTTGCCATGATAAGAGATTCCTTAAATTGATATTGAGAGAGATTTGACGTGCGCGTTTTTGCATTCACGGTGCCAAGCTTGATAGTGAGTTTTTCTCACATACATCTTGGAAGGATTGTCGTATGCTTTGCAGAATGGACACTTCATAAACAGGGCGTTTCCGCTTGCTTTTAAAGCATCCATTTTGGCATGATGCATGTTGTGCTCTGCTTTGGTAGTAAAGAGCTGGAGATTACCCGGGACGTTATTACCTCTATTTTCGTCACGATGGTGGACAACTTCTTCGGCTGTTAAAGGCCGTCCAAGCATTTCAGACATCACATAAGTGTGCTCGTAGATTTGCCCGTTCGCTTTCGCATTTGGGTGCCCATGCTTCGTTATCAGTTTATAAACAGTCATACCGTCCTTTGTGTTAGTGTGTTTCTCTCCATGAATTGCCAACTTTAAACTCAGCGTCTACTACACAAATAAGGCCAGCGTCGATGCCCGCTTGATTGGCGCATTTAACTAACAACGCCCCTAACTCTTCAGCCCTAGGAGCCTCACAGTCAAATTGAACTTCGTCGTGCACTGTGGCTACAAGCTTTGCGTCAATCCCGGCTTCTTTGATTGCCTTGGTAGCAAGAATAAGCCATAGCTTCAACACGACTGCACCTGCGCCTTGTAGCAATGAATTCAAAGCTGAGTGAGGGCTTCGGACCCAGATTAAGCGGCCGTCGAGGCCCTTGAGGTACCCAAGCGCAGCATCTGCTTTTACGTCATCAATAAGGGCTGACAGGGCCGGGGTGTTCTTAATGAAGTCTGCAATTAGCTTTTTGCCCTGCGCTTCGGTACGCCCAGAAACGTGCGCAATCTGCTTGCCGCCAGCTCCGTAAAGAGTAGCGTAAGTCATTGTCTTGCAAAGGTCCCGCATCGCTGTGTGATGGGCATTGTGCTTATCTCGAAGAGTTCCTGTTGACACTAACCCAAAGGCTTGCGCATTGAGCCAATGAACATCACCCGTAAGCAATTCTGCTTGCCACTTTGCATCTGCCATGTAATGAGAGAGGCACCGCAGCTCAATACCGCTAAGGTCGGCACCAACTAAGACGCGTCCCTTTGGCACCCCAAAGCTTTGACGACACTCTGGGCCATACTCCGAAGAGGCATTAGGCACTTGAGCGAGGTTAGGGGACATATGCGTCATCCGACCTGTCACTGCTCCGTTGCCTATGACGCGACCATGAATGCGCCCATCAGGCCCAATAGCTTCAATCCACGATTCAATCTGAGTCACACGCTTTTGGACCAGTAGGAAACGACGAGTAGTATTCGCCATGTCAAACAGAGGACCTTCAACGTTTGCTTTACAGACACCTTCGAGGACTGTCTCATCGAGCTCTACTGAACCAGCAGGTGGACCAACTCCATACTTCTCGTAAGCGGCATCCAAGAGCTTTTGACAGCGCTTAGCTTCTGCTTTCTCGTCGTCAGAGTCTCCAAAGCCATTAAGCAATGAAGCTGCAGCGAGGACGCGCACACGCGCCATCTTCTCGGCAGGCAACACATCTTTGAGGTGCTTGGTGATGCTCCCTACAGTGAGTGCTTTAAACTTCGTAGGCACCCAGCCAAGCTCTTTGAGCTTCTCAACAACTTGCTGGCGACTACCCGGATTGAAGCTTACGATTTCAGGCTTGAGGACTTTGCCCGTTTTAGCGCTGATTCGTTCCACTTCATAGTCAGGGTATTTGGCCATCATTGACTCTTTGATGGTCTCAACTTCTGCCTTCAAACCCACAAGGAGGTTCAGAGCATGCTGAGTATCAAAGTAGAAGCCATCTGCCTCTTGCTTGCGCAGAATCCACGCAATGTCGTGCTCAAGCTTAATGGACTGCTCAGAGAAGCCTTTAGTGCTCAACGCATCTGTCAAGTGGGTGTAGAGGTGCTGGAGCACAACCACGTCTTGCTTACAGTACTCTTTGTTGAGCCATTCAACAGGATTGTCGTAGCACTCGCCGGAGTACTCTTCTTTGCGGCCCATCGTTTCGATCCACCGAGCTTTGTAGTCCATCTTGGGATAGCCGAGAGCAGCACCCCACGATGCCAAGGAGTGCCCTTGAGGACGTGAAGGCTCAAGCAGCTGTGACATCACAATGGTGTCAACAGTACGTTCAGGAAGCACCTCACAACCCCACAACTTATTCAGTGTGGGAATGTCGAAGCCAATGCCATTGTGGGCGATAACTTCATCAAAGGCTGCCAAGTACTCTTTGAGAGCAAAGGGAGATTCCCAGTAGCTCCATGGCGAGTCCCCGTCGCCATCAAAGCCTTCGCTGATGTCTAGCGTCCAAGCTAACCAAATCTTCGGAGACTTATTACCAATGGCGGTAGTCTCAATATCAATCAGAACTTTCTTCATGTTGCCTTAATTAGGTAAGTATTTATAGCGGCTCGTCTTTGTCCGCTGGAGCTTCGCACTCAGTTAAGATGCCAGTTTTGTTATCGTACTTCAGACCCGAAGTCTTTCCAGTACTTTGGCCAGTGTAACGATCTTTGAGGATACGCACAGTGGTAATGCTTCGGCGCTTCATGTCAGGGTCTTGCTTGTCACGCTCAAGGCCGATCATGAAGTGAGTCCAACGAGCAATCGAACGACTGCCTGTAAACTCTTTCTCAAGGACTCGAGCGCCCTCTTCATGGCTACCAACTTTCGGCGTAGTCAAGTGGCTGACGTAGTGAATGATGATGCCGAGCTCTAAAGCCAAGGCTGCCATCTCAGACATAATCTTATCAAGGCCACGTCGCTCATCCTCTTCTGCAGCTGCTAGAGCTGTGAGGTGGTCGAGGTAAATGACTTTGATGTCTTTTGTCTTGGCGAAGTATTCAATCTGCCCTTTGACTGCTGCCCAATCCATCGCACCGAAGTGAGACGTCATGAACAGCTGATCTTTATCACGCAGCTTTTGGATTGAAGCGACATAGGCTTCTTTCGTCCACCCCGCATTCGGAATGTGGTAGAGCTGTTTGTCAATCTTTCCAGCGACACGCTTCACAGTCTCCTTGACGGCTTGCTCAAGGTAGATGACGCCAACACGAAGCTTTAGCACTTCGATGTCATAAGCGATCATCTGAGTGAACACGTCTGTCTTGCCAACTCCAACGCCGGCGCCGAAGCCATACAGCTCTCCGGCACGTCTACCATAGGTTGCAGCAGTCAAGAACTTGAATGCCCAAGGAATTCCCTCGACATCATCCACCATCATCTCTTCGTACACATCATTGACGGTTACGATACCTTCAGGCTTGTACTCTTCAGCACGCCACCAGTCAGCCATGTAGGCCTTCTGAGAGTCGTCTTTGAGATAGTCGCAGGCATCTTTGTAACCACCTGAGTGCTTGAAGACTTTGCACTTACTACCGAGTAGCTCAGAGGCAAGCTTTGCAGCTTTACGCCCGGGCTCATCGGCGTCAAAGCAGATGACAATACTCTCAAAGCTATTAAGCCACTCAAAGTTAGCCTTGATGTCCTTGAGAGCCGCCTGAGCGCCATTCTTAATGGACACAACAGGATACAGCGAGCCTTGCATTTGGAATGCTGCAAGAGCATCCAGCTCACCTTCACAGATCGTTACAGCTTTACCACCTTTACTGAACAGCTGCTGACCAAACAAAGTAGCATTCTTGAGGTCTCCCTTAGAAGCAAACTCTTTCTCTTCAATCAGCCGCATCTTGTAAGCAATGACATTGCTGTCAGCATCACAATAAGGGTAGTAGTGCTTATTGGTTTCCTGAGTCACGCCATACTTCTCAGCGGTACTCTTTGTTATGGAGCGATCAGCAATACCTTTGATGGTACCGGGAACTTCAATGGGTGCAGATGACATAGTGGCCTTTCTAGCTTTGGTTGTCGATAAGGCTTTTGTGATGCCACCTCGAGAAGTTTTACCGCATGAGAAGCAGTGAGTGTGTCCGTCGTCGTAGAGGGCACAAGCGTCAGAGCTTCCACAGTCCTCACACGCCCCTTTAGAGAGGACTACGGATTCTGTCTTGGCCATGAGAAGCCTCCTTGTTGTTGTTAGTGAATGGTTACTGACCGAACGTTGTAGTCGTTAAAGAGCTTCTGCTCAATAACAGCCATCACTTGTTGACGAAGCTTCGACAGGATTTCTTCAGTTGGCACAACGCAACCACTACCGAAGCTCGTAGAGGCAGCCATGTATTTACCGTCAATTTCCACGACGATACCGATCATGTTCTCTTCGAAGATTACATCGACAACGTTGAGCTTCACAGCGGTTCATCCTTGCTGTCGACTGGAGCGTAGTCTTCAGGCACAACATAGAGTTTGTAGCCGTTGAAGAACTCATTGCTTATCGCTCGAATGTACGGACGCATGCCAGCCCTCCCTTTGCGCACTGGAAGCTCAATGGTCTCAAACTCAACCGTAGCATCTGGAGCAGCCCGAGAAAAGACGAAGCTTGTGTGGTTAGCCATCGAACGTCGGTCAGCGCGCAGCTCACGATGCTCAGCTTCAGACACGATGATGTGGGCAATCTCACGCCCCGCTGCACGAGCAGTGCCAATTTCTTTCAAGATGCGGTCAAGCACCGTGACTTTGAGAACAACTTTCATTTTGGTGTTTCCTTGGGTTGAGGCATGAAGACTCCGAAGAGTATCAAGAACATTGTTATCGGATGCATACCACAGTTCCTTTAGAGAAGCGTGGAAGTTGCCAATCAGAATCACGAAGGGGCTTAAGCTCTAAAGC